TGGGGATTTCACTCTGGCGATTGGACGTTTCTGCCAGTCCGTTCCCATGAAGGCGGCTTCAGTGGTCCAAGGTGTGGTCCAGCAACTCGGGCAGGATGTGGTTCTAGCGACTCCTGCAAATACTGGGTTGCTTCGTGGCGCATGGCAAATCGGCATTAACTCCGTTCCTGAGTCATCCCCTGTGAGGCTTGATAAATCAGGTCTTGGGACTCTCCAGAGCATCAACGGCGACTCTCTGAAGATCAAAGCCGGTGATGTGGTGTATCTGGCTAACAATACGGTTTACGCGAACATGGTTGAATTTGGAGGATGGGTTCCTCCCAAATACATGCCTGGGATGCCTCATAAATACAAGGGCGACACGGTAGCGAAGATCAGAACCAACATGGATGGGTTCAGTCTTATGGCCCCAACCGGAATGGCCCGAATCGCTGTGACTCGATTACATGCAACCTTCGACAAGGTAGTAGCTGATGCGGTAGCGAAGATGCCGGATTTCAATGCCTCTGACTTCAAGGGGCTGGTATGAGTTCCGCATTCTCGGACATTCAGATGCTCTTGGAGACCCAGCTAAATAGCCTGGGCCTGGGTTGCCCTATCGCTTGGGACAATACTGACTTCACCCCTAACCCCACAACGCTCTGGCTGTCCCCTTCTATCCTTCCTGCTGGTGGGCAGGCGGCTGGCCTTGGTTACAACGCACAGAATCGGCATGACGGAATCTTTCAGATCACGGTATTCGCTCCAGCCCGTGACGGTCATGCACTAGGAATGTCCATAGCGGATCAGATTGCCACGGGGTTCAAGCGCGGCATGTCCTTCACCACGGGCAACACGGTCCTAAGGGTTATTTCCATTTCCAGAAATACGTCCATTGAGGACGGCGATTGGTTCCAAGTCCCTGTTTCCATCCAATTCTTCGCATACGCCGACAACTAAGGAGGCCCTATGGCTATCGCATCAGGCGCACTTTATGGCCTCCGCTACATCGCGGAAGTCACCTATGGGGTGACACCCACCACGCCCGTCATGAAGGCGCTGCGGTTCCTCGCCGGGCCCGGCCTGGACCTTCAGAAAGAAGGCTACCGATCCAACGAAGTCCGGTCGGATCGCCAGGTGTCCAACTTCCGGCACGGTATGAGGAAGGTGGTTGGCTCGATGCCCTTCGAGGTTTCGATTGGCACCTATGATGACTTCTTCCAGGCGGCCCTATCCGGCACCTGGACGGCGGTCACTACGGGCTCCAGCACGTTCAGCACCACGGCCACCGATGTAGTGCGCGGCGCGGGTTCGTTCATCACGGACGGGTTCAAGGTGGGCGACATCGTGACCCTCACTGGATTCACGCAGGGGCCGACCAACGGCACCTGGAAGATCAGCGCCTTGACTGCCACCAACATGACGCTGTGTGCTCCCACCACGGGTGTGGCCGTGGCGTTCACCACTGAGACCGCGGCGGCTAGCAAGACCGTGGCCATGGTCGGTAAGAGGCTCCAGTGCGGCACGGCGACCATCGCCAGCTTCACGATTGAGGAAGCCTATACCGACATCAACCAATACTTCCCCTATCGCGGGTTGGTCATCAACACCATGGACCTGAGCATCAAGCCGGGTGCCATCGTCACGGGTTCCTTTGGGTTCCTGGGTAAGGATCTGACTACGCCCAGCGGAACCACCATCGCCTCCAGCGTGACCCCGGCTCCCACGAATGCGCCCATGGACGCCTTCAACGGTGCCCTGTTTGAAGGCACGATCAGCGCAGCGGGCCTGCTGGCCTACGTGACGGGCATCGACCTGAAGCTGACCAACAACCGAGGCGTGCAGGGTGTGGTTGGTTCCAACACCACCCCGGCTGTATTTGAGGGCCAGTCTGAAGTGACTGGCACGGTCACGGCGTTCTTCCAGGATGCCGCCCTGTTCAACAAGTTCCTGAATGAGACCGTGACCATGATCGAGGTCCGGCTGAACGATGCCAACGGCACGGACTTCCTGCGTATCCAGGTGCCTGCCGCCAAATACACGGGCGGCACGATCACGCCTCCCAAGGATGGCCCTGTGGTCATCAGCCTGCCCTTCTTCGCCACGCTGGACCCGATCAGCGGCACCAACCTCATGATGCAAAAGAGCAACTAAATGGACATTCGCGCCTTCGTTCCCAAACAGACCATCGAGGTGGTCATCAAGGGGCTGGACCAGCAGCCCACGGACATCGTGATCACAGTGGCCGGGCCTTCACACCCTGCCACTGTGGCACTGGACCGGGCCCAGGCTGAAAGCCGATATGAGTCGAATACCCTGGGCACCCATCTGCCCTACGCCAAGGCCTCGGACGAGGTGATGGACGAACTGGTGGCCCGCACCCTGTCCTGGGCCAACGTGGAGCTGGACGGCCAGGCGCTGGAATGCACACCCGAGAACGTCCGCATGATCTACGAAAACGCGGATTATGCGACCTTCCGGGGCCAGGTGTCCCGCGCCCTGTCGGATTCTGCGCGTTTTTTTTCGGTCTGAGGGAGGCGCTGGTGGCTGCTGCTGGGGAGATGTTCAAGCTGGACCGCCCCGGCAAGGACGGCGTGTCCATGCGGGCGCACCTCCAGCAGATCGAGAAGTCCACCGGCTCCCGCCCCTCGGGCCTGGATGCGGCGGAAATCCCTTATCAGGGCGCCATGCTGCTGCGCTGGTTCTACGAGCTGAGCAGCGGGCGGGGCACTAACGGGTTCGGTTATATTCCCCTGGCATTCTCTGAGATCGAAGCTTGGTCCCGGCTGCGCGGCGTGGATCTGGCGCCCTGGGAAGTCCAGACCATCAAGGCGCTGGACCGTGAATATCTGAACGTGATGAATACGAGGGAGTCCTAATGGCTGATCTGGCTACCCTCGTCATCAAGGTCGATTCCAGCCAGGTGGCCAATGCGAAGTCCACGCTGGAGGCCTTGGGCCTGTCCGCGCAGGACGCTGAGCAGGCTACTGAGAAACTGGGCACCACGGCCAAGGACTCGCTGGGCGCGGTGGGTGACATCGCAGAACGGGTAGAGAAGCGGGTGGAGACCATGGCGCTCCGAATGGGCATTCACTTCGTGCTCATTTCGGGCATTGTGGGCAGCATCAAAGGCATTGTCGAGGAGATGGGCAAGGCCGAGAAGACCCGCCTAGACAATGAGAAGGCCGCCTGGGAAGGTGTGACCGACGATATCCAGAAGGCCATTGATAAGATCGACGAATACAATGGGAAGCGGGTTCAGCCAAAAGCCACGCAGCGTGCCTTGTTTGACTATGGAAATACGGCTTACCACGCCCAGGAGACGATCACCAACGGGAACGCCCGCATCGGTGAAATCAATGGTTTGATCGCCGCTGGCCCTGATGATGTGACGCTCCAGAACCTGTCTGCTGAGCGCCAAGTGCTCCAGGTCCGCATCCAACAAGCTCAGGTGCGGCTTGCAGATGCTAACAATGGTGCCGAAGGCCTAAAAGAGGAAGATGCCAAACTGGCCAAACTCGGTAAGCAGCTAGACAACCAAAAGGAAGCTGCCGCCGAGTGGGCGCGGATGGAAGCCCTGCGGGACGCCTTCTTCAAGAAACAGCAGACCGCATATGACAAAGCCACGCTGAGTGAATATGAGCTGCTAAATATCGAGATGAAGCGGCTGGGCCTGGACGCTACCACGCGGGGCGTCATGCAGAACAAGGCCGATGGTGCGGACCTACTCGAACTGACCCCCGGCAAGGTGAACAACCAGAGCCTGGACCCCAAGACGGTCAAGCAGAGCTTTGGCGCGATCCACGATGACATGAGCAAGTTCTACCAGGAAGGCCTGAAACTGCGGGAACGGAACGGTGACCTGTGGGCCGGTATGGCCATGCAGATCGAAGGGTTCAGTGACCGCGCCAGTGGCGCCCTCACGGACTTCTTCAATGGCACCAAGAACGGCTGGCGGGACATGATCACCAGCATGATCACGGATATGGAGCGTTACATCCTGAAGAAAACCGTGATGGGCCCGCTGTTCGACAGCTTTGCCTTCATGGTGCAGGGTATGGGGCTCCCGAGTGGGTCTGATATGTCCGGCCAGATGGGCGGTGATTCCTACGTGCCCTATCCCACATCTGCCGCCCCGAGTGGGTCAGCCCCGCTTTCCTCCTCCATCGTGGTGAACGTGAACCCAGGCGCGGCTGAGTCAGCATCCAAGGCCACC